TATGAACTTCTAGGTGATGATATCGTTTTATTTGATAAAGCGGTAGCTATGAAATACTTGAGTTTAATGGACTCTATTGGAGTTCCTATAAACTTAAGTAAATCAGTTGTTGCTAACAATGCTACAGTAGAATTTGCTAAAGTAGTGACTCATAATGGAGTAGACGTGTCTGCTCTATCATGGAAATCTTTCTTAAGCGATTCCTCTTCTCTAATGGGTCGAGCTAATATCCTTGATTTCCTTTTGAGAAAGGGATTAGGTTTATCAAACTTTTCTCATTATACAAGAGATCTACTGCGAGAAAGTAAGTTCTCATCTGGGTCTTCTTCTCCTGGGTACTTAGCTTTATTAACTATGCTTGTCAATAGGAAAGTTTTTACTTATTCGTATTTACTAGGTGTAGTTAATAATCCTAAAGTTCCGCTTCAAAGTTGGTACTCAACCATCCTTATTAGTTTGAGAGAGTCTATCCTTTATCAAATTCTTCATTCATATTGAGTAAAGAATTGTAGAGAATTTTCTCTTTCTCCTAAAATGGAGCGGTTGCGTCACAAAAAAGAAGCTTGACTTAATATATTCCTTATGGGGAAAATATTAATGCTTCAGCAAAAGAATATCCCCAGTGGCTTCTCTATGGGTTCTGGCTATGATGATTTAGAATCACTAAAGGAAAGAACTTTGGATTACCTTTTACCTCTCATTCCTGAGATGTATAAGCGTGATACCTTTGATTTTTTCACTATGGCGATTTTCAATCAGAAAGTTTCTCGTGATATATCTACTTGACAGACAATTAATGTCCGTCAGTTGAATACAATCGATGAATTGCTTAAAGCAATCGAATTATATGAAAGCATTGAGAGTCATTTCAATGCTCACTTTGAAGATAAAAAAGTTGAACGTAAGTTCTCCTCAGAATCTCCATTGCGTGTTCTTTCACATTTAGTAGACCTTTCAAAAAAAGTTCCACCTTATGTTAAAGAACAATCATGTAATCAATGATTTAGTTAAGTGACTATAGTTTGTCACATTTGTACTAAAACAAAGGATTGATCAAGTTAACTATCATCCGCCCAACATCTAGAAGATGCGCTGGGTGGCTCTGCGCAGAAACGCGTGTAGAGGGCCCGTGATGAGCCTTACTAAAATTAGTGGGATGATAGGAGGGAAGAGACTATAGGTTCCAATCATAGAGTCTAGAAACTTGGTAATATTCAGTTAGGTAATAATGTTATGTTATGACCGAAAAGATATCACCCGATACTATGGCTTCGATTTGATACCTAGAATCTTGGTAGGTACTGCAATGAGAATCGGCGAATAGGATAATAGAATGTCTTATTAAGCAATAAGTCTTAACTGAAGAAGGAATCTATACCAAAGGGTATAGGGTACTGTCAACAGCTCTATTTAAAAGAGAATAGGTAGTTAAATGGTTTGGTTAGTGATGTCGATCTTTGATTGACCAATCTCCCTTTCCTTATCATTTATCTATGCTCCAACCTACTTCCTGCCTCTCAATGTAGGGTTCCAGAGTTTTTTAATAAGATCAAACATTTTAGGTTCCTTGGTTAACAAAGTACCGTTTAAGCTAATCTCATTGTCAGTTCTACTGGATTCATAGTTCTATCCTCAGTGATGAGGCGGCTAAAATCAAATTTAGTAAGTCGGTTACTCGTTTAAGACTTTGAGTAAGTCTCTCGATAACCGTTTACTTAACTTGTATTAATAAAGGCCTAGATATCTATGAGGTGCTGCATGTGTGGAGGGCTTCAAAAGCTAGACTCAAAGGTTTAACGAGTGTCCAAAAGACACTCTACCAATAAGAATAGAATTAGAGTTGGATTGTTTATCCGTCAAAATGATCTCTAATTAGTTTTCCCAAAGGAAAAACCATCAAAGAAGTTTCGAAGGAACCACTCAAACCCGGTGACATTTAATAATATTGATTAACAACCAAATTATTAGATGGCCTATAGGCGAATCTGAAAAGAAATCACCGTTAGCAAATCCACCGACAGTTAACCAACCTTTCCTTGATCCATAAGGACC